TTTGAATGATAATCGGAGCGCACAATGGAGGGTCTGAGCGAGCGCCAGTATGCCGCCCGCGTTGGCCTCTCGCGCGGGGCAATCCAGAAGGCCAAGGCGACGGGGCGGCTGGTACTGCACGCCGATAGCAGCATCGACGCGGTGGCCAGCGACGCCCTGCGCGCTCAAGCCACGGATCCGTCGAAGACCCGCAAAACGCCGCAGCCGAAGCTCAAACCTGTCCCGGAGGCCGCGGTCTCCGCCGTGGGCGAGACGTTGCGCGAACAGGGTCTGGCGGCACCGCCCATCGGCAGCGGCACCACCTTCCTGCAGGCCAAGACGGCCAATGAAGTGCTGAAGGCGCAGGAACGCCGCCTCCGGCTGCAGAAGCTGAAAGGCGAGTTGATCGACCGGGCCCGCGCTCTGTCGCTGGTGTTTCGGCTGGCGCGGCAGGAACGCGACGTTTGGGTCAACTGGCCTGCACGGTCGGCGGCGTTGATGGCGGCGGATCTGGGTGTGGAGCCCGCGGTTATGCAGAAGGTTCTGGAGAAACATGTCCGTGCCCAGCTCGACGATCTTGCAGAGATCAAACCTGATCTCCGGTGATGATGCCTTTGATTTCGACGGCGCGACAGAGATCCTGCGTGCCTGGGGCGCAGGCCTCACGCCGGATCCAGACCTGACCGTGTCGGAATGGGCGGACCGGCACCGGATGCTCTCCGGTCGCGCATCGGCAGAACCGGGTCGGTATCGTACCGCCCGCACGCCCTACATGGGTGAGATCATGGACCGGCTGTCGCCCGGCGATCCAACACAGCGGATCGTGTTTATGAAGGCCGCGCAGGTCGGCGCGACCGAGGCCGGAAACAACTGGATCGGGTTCGCGATCCACCAGGCGCCGGGGCCGATGCTCGCAGTCCAGCCAACTGTGGAACTGGCGAAACGCAACTCGCGGCAGCGAATCGATCCGCTGATCGACGAGAGTCCGGAATTGCGCGAGCGGGTCAAACCGGCGCGATCCCGCGACGCCGGGAATACCATGCTGTCCAAGGAGTTCGCGGGCGGCATCCTGATCATGACGGGGGCAAACTCGGCGGTCGGGCTGCGCTCGACGCCCGCGCGTTACATCTTCCTCGATGAGGTCGATGCCTATCCGGCCTCCGCTGACGACGAAGGCGATCCGGTCACGCTGGCCGAAGCGCGGTCGCTGACATTTGCCCATCGGCGAAAGGTGTTCCTGGTCTCGACGCCGACGATCCGGGGGCTCAGCCGGATCGAGCGCGAGTTCGAGGCAAGCGACCAGCGCCGCTACTTCGTGCCGTGCCCTCACTGTGGCCACGCACAGTGGCTGAAATTCGACCGGCTGCGCTGGCAGAAAGGTCGCCCGGAGACGGCGGAATATCACTGCGAGGGCTGCGACACGCCCATCGCGGAACACCACAAGACGGCGATGCTGGAGGCAGGCGAATGGCGGGCGACCGCCGTCGCCGCCGATCCCGGCACAGTCGGCTATCACCTCTCAGCGCTCTATTCGCCGATCGGCTGGCTCAGTTGGGAGCGGATCGTGCGGGCATGGGACGCGGCGCAGGGGTCGGACGAGGCAATCAAGGCGTTCCGCAACACGATCCTCGGCGAGACATGGGTCGAAACCGGCGACGCACCGGACTGGCAACGGCTCTATGACCGGCGCGAACGCTGGAAACCGGGTATTGTCCCTGCGGGTGGGCTGTTCCTGACGGCAGGCGGTGACGTCCAGAAAGACCGGATTGAGGTCGATGTCTGGGCCTGGGGTCGAGGGCTGGAAAGCTGGCTGGTCGATCACATCGTGATCGAGGGCGGACCGGACCGACATGAAGCCTGGGGCGACCTGACTGCGCTGTTGAACCGGACATGGCCGCATGAACGTGGCGCGCATTTGAAGATCGCGCGGCTCGCTATCGATACCGGATACGAGGCCCCGGCAGTCTATGGCTGGTCGCGGGCTCAAGGCTTCGCGCAGGTGGCCCCGGTGAAAGGCGTCGAAGGGTTCAATCGCGCGAGTCCGGTGTCCGGGCCGACCTATGTGGACGCGACCGAGGGCGGCAAACGTCTGCGGCGTGGCGCGCGCCTCTGGACCGTGGCTGTTTCGACATTCAAGGCAGAGACCTATCGGTTCCTGCGGCTCGAACGGCCGACCGACGAGGAACGTGCGGAAGGGGCACAAAGCCAGCCTGGCACCGTGCACCTGCCACATTGGGTCGAGAATGAATGGCTGAAGCAGTTCGTCGCTGAGCAGCTGGTCACCGTGCGCACCAAGCGCGGCTTCGCCCGGCTGGAATGGCAGAAGCTTCGGGAACGTAACGAGGCGCTCGACTGCCGGGTCTATGCCCGCGCCGCCGCCTGGATCGCGGGCGCGGATCGGTGGACCGACGAGAAATGGCGCGACCTCGAGGATCAGCTTGGGGTTGCCGATACCTCGGCGGATCCCGCGGGGCAGATCAATCGACAGGCGCAGGCGTCGCAGGGGAAACGGCGGTCTGACTGGCTTGGACGGCGTGGAGGATGGTTTTGATGGCAGATTGGACGGAAACCGAGCTTTCGGCGCTGCGGCGGGCCTATGCAAGCGGCACGACGCGCGTCAGCTATGACGGCAAATCCATCGATTACGGCTCTGCAGAGGATCTGCTGGCGCGCATTCGCACCATCGAGCGCGCCATCGCGGGCACGACCCGGCCATTGCCGGTCGCTGGTCTCGCGAGCTTCTCGCGCGGGGATCGCTGATGTCAGCCAACTGGTTTGACCATGCGATTGCCACGGTGGCCCCGCGCACTGCGGCACGGCGCGTACTCGCCAGGCAGGCGTTCGAAACCTTGACGCGTGGCTATGACGGTGCGGCCAAGGGGCGGCGCACCGACGGCTGGCGCGCGCCGGGCACCTCCGCTGACACCGAGGTTGGCGTGGCCGGGGCGCTTTTGCGGGATCGGATGCGAGATCTGGTCCGCAACAACCCGCATGCGGCCAAGGCCGTGGCGGTGCTGGTGAACAACATTGTCGGTGCGGGCATCATGCCGCGCGCGGCGAGCGGCAATGATAAGCTGGACCGCAAGGTCGATGCGCTGTTCGCACGGTGGTCAGATGCCGCTGATGCCGACGGCCAACTCGACTTCTACGGGCTCCAGACCCTGATCTGCCGGGAAATGGTCGAGGCTGGCGAGGTGCTGGTACGCCGCAGGCTGCGCCGCGCAGCGGATGGCTTGCCCGTCCCGTTGCAATTGCAGGTGCTGGAAGCCGACTTCCTAGACGCCACGAAATCCGGTGCCAACGGCGCGGGTCGGCTGGTGCAGGGGATCGAGTTCGATCCGGTCGGGAAACGCCGGGCCTATTGGCTGCACGCCGAACACCCCGGCGATGCCTATGGTGCGATGCAGAATGGATTGCAGAGCCGCCCTGTCCCGGCAACCGAGATTGCCCACATCTATGAAAAGCAGCGCACGCAGGCCCGGGGCGTTCCCTGGGGCGCGCCAGTGATCCGCAGTTTGCGTGATCTCGACGATTACGAAGTAGCCGAATTGGTCCGCAAGAAGACCGAGGCCTGCGTCACCGCAATCGTCTTCGGTGACGACGAGGCCCAGCAGGGCATCGCGCCTTCGGTGGTCGATGCCGACGGCAACCGGGTTGAGCAGTTCGAACCGGGCCTCATCGCCTATGCGCGCGGAGGCAAAGACATCCGTTTCAACCAGCCGTCGGCCACCGGCGGCTATGGCGAATACAAGCGGGCGAGCCTGCACACGATCTCGGCAGGGTTCCGGGTGCCCTATGAATTGCTGACGGGCGATTTGTCCCAGGTGAACTATTCCTCGATCCGCGCCGGGCTCGTCGAGTTCCGCCGCCAGATCGACGCCGTGCAGTGGCAGCTATTCATCCCGATGTTCTGTGCACCAGTCTGGCGCTGGTTCACCGAGGCCGCATGGGCGGCGGGCCAGATCCCGACGCCGGATGTACCGGTCGAATGGTCTCCACCGAAGTTCGAGGCCGTCGATCCGCAGAAGGACGCGATGGCGAACCTGCTGTCGATCCGCTCAGGCACCATGACGCTGGCCGAGGTGATCGCGAAACAGGGCCGCAATCCGGACGCCGTGCTGGCCGAAATCGCAGCTACAAACGCCAAACTCGATGCGCTCGGGCTGGTGCTCGACAGCGATCCGCGACGAGTCACCAAGACCGGCAGCGCCCAAACAAGCGATCAGGCGAACGATCTCGTCGACGACGACCCAGCCAATGACCCGGCGAGCGATCCGGCCGACGTCTCCGAAACGGGTGTGGCGCAGCCTGACCCCGACCAACAGGACTGACACAAATGGACACGATGATCGAACTACCGGCCCTGCGCCGGTCGGCGGAGCTTGCGCCGAACTCAGCCGATACCGACGCCCGCACCGTCGAGGTGATCTGGTCAGCGGGGGCGCGCGTTCGCCGGTCGACCCTGTTCGGCGAGCCTTATGACGAAGAGCTCAGCCTCGATCCGACCCATGTGCGGCTGGATCGGCTTAATGCGGGCGCGCCGTTCCTGAAGGTGCATGAGATCGACACGCTCGACGCTGTGATTGGCTCGGTCGTGCCTGGTTCGGCGCGCATCGAAAACGGCCGGGGCGTTGCGCAGGTTCGGATTTCTGAGCGCGCCGATGTCGAACCGATCTGGCGCGACATTCAGGCGGGACACATCCGTGCGGTCTCCATCGGCTACCAGGTTCACCGCTTCGAGGTCTCCAAACCCGATGCTGCCCGCGAGCTTTGGCGCGCGGTGGACTGGACTCCCTTCGAGGTGTCCGCCGTGCCCGTTGGCGCCGACCCCGCCGCAG